CATTTGAATAATATCTTCGTGCGTTTCCTCTGAGAATATCACCTTCATCCCAGCCTTAACTACACGCGCAAAAGCTTCTTGAAACTCTTTAGGTACACTTGCGGCCATATCCTCGGCAATTGCCGCTGGCTTTGCGTTAAATTGTTTCTGGTCCATTACGCACCTCCCATTTGTGAAAGCATGCCTGCACCAGATTTAGCTTGCTGAATTTGATTGTATTCTTCTGGTGTAACGTATTTCACTTCACCTTCAATCGACACGGCTATTTTCCCTGGTGTATTAGTGCCAGGCTGTCTGTTATAAACGTTCTGATCTTGGTTAACAGTCGCGGCACTATTGGGTTGGAATTGTAAGTTTTTTTGGCGCTGAGCAATCAGGTCCATCTGTTGCTGTTGTGCCGCAGTTTGTGTGTTTGTTTGGTCAACTCTTGCATCTGTAAGTGGCTGCAACTGCTCAAGCTCTTGACCCTTCATGTAGCCATCTGACAAGCCACCTAATGCACTGAGTGCGCCTTGGCTATTGTTAAGCGTACCCAATAAGCCACTTCCAACATCTTTTACGCCATCGACCGCACGACCAATGAATGATTCTGGCACACCATTCACATGAGTTAATTGCTCTGTACCACTTGACCTTAACGCACCGCCAATGCCAGAGGTGTCAGCCGCGTTAGTTGTAACGCCAGCCGTATCTTTAATGCCTGCGGCAATCGTGCTATCGCCAATACCAAGCCCCGACTTAATGTTACTAAAAACACTTTTAACTGCATCGCCTGATACTGTATTAAAGAAGTTAGATGTGCCATCTGCTGCGCTTGAAAACGGATTGACAAAACCACCTTCTAAGCCAGTAAAAGCACCAACGCCAAAACCTGCAAGCCCAGCAACCGCACCAATTGTGGATAATGCTTTATTGCCGGTAATTGCACCAAGACCACTTGCGATACCGCCTGCAATCATAATTCCACCAAGCAGTGTACTTGTTGCTGCCATACCTGCTGATATAGAGCCAACAGCGGCCGCAACACCAAGTGCTGGACCATTTTTTTCACCATATGGCGCACCCCTATGTGGACTTGCATATGGCATTTCAACCGACAATCGGCGAGTATGAGTAATAGTTTTGTACTCAATATTTGGTATTTGAATGGCGATCATTTTTCGTGTCCTTGTCTAGCCAAAAATATTCATGTTGCTGATCTTCGTGTGTTTTTTTAAAGCCAAACAACTCAATAAGTTTTTTGTATTTATCGTTCTTGTAGAGCTTTGTTACCAAGAACTCATGCTTATCTAACAATGCATTGACTACTTCATGCATCATTTGCTTACGTCCAATCACTTTGCGAAATCTTTTGTTAAGCGCAAAATGTATTTCGTTGTTTTGCATCATCGTTTCACCAATCTGCACGCCTTGATAAATGATTGGCTCAACATTCCATTTTAATAACGCAAGCTTCACCTGCTCAACCGTTAAGTGTTCTTCATTGATTAAATAATTCTGTATTTCTTTCATCATGCTGTTGGGAATGTAAGCAGGCCATCGAGGTTTAAACCGCCAATTTTCCCTAGTATGTTTAATCCTGTTTTTAATAATTCATTTTGATTTGTCACTGCCGCTGTCTTAGCCTCTGGCGTTAGGTCTGGGTTTTGTAAAATGTCGCTAATATTTCTCACTGACTGCTGGTAAAGTGAACCTGCAGAAGCCTCAGACTGCAGTATGGTTTTATAACTCGCCTCAATGTCTGCTAATTGAAGCTTGTTGCTTTGGTCCATGAACTGCTTAATCACTACGTTCTGCTCATTTGCATTAAAAATGTTTGTTTTGTTTTGCTCTGAGGCGTTGAACTGATTTGTTTGATTCTGATTTTGCGCATTGAACTTGTTAATGTCTTGCTCATTGCTAGCATTAAACTGGTTATTTTGCTGTGTCTGGCTCGCATTAAAAGTATTAGATTGTTGCTGGTTTGCCTGATTAGTATTAAGCACGCTACTATTTACACCAGCGTCATATTGAGCGATTGGAACCGCTCTATCCATTACCGCAGCCTGCCCAGCCTGAACCGCCATTGAGCTATTTAACATGCCCCTGCTATTAGCGGCCTGTTTTGCTTTTGCTGCGGCTTGTTGCATCAATGGCGAATCCTCACCGATTACCTTGTTAACTTGAGTGCTTAACAGTTCATTGTTGTTCACATCTCTAGTAATTGCAGATGTTAAGCCTGATGGTGCGCTTGCTGCGTTTGCCACTGTTGATGCTGGCGCTGTTTGTGTTGTTGCAAGCTGAGGCGTAGCGCTCATATTGTTGTAGTTATTAATCCCATCTGTCGGGGTCCATGACTGATTAGTTGTTGTCGCCATTTCTATTCCTTTTCACACCCTACTTGTTCGCATGCAGCATTCGCCCATCCGCGCAATCTGTTGTAATCATTTGTTGTTAACTTGCACGCACCTTCTAGCGCAGAATAACCTGCGTAGCACTCTCGTTCACGTTCGGTAAATCTGCTGGTATCGCTTGTAGCTTCTGGCAATCCAGAACTAACACGCTCGGCTTCGAGGCGCATGCGCTCAGTAAAGTTAAACTTAGTGCTATCAATACGATTTTCATAGTAGGCCCTTAGGTTTTTTGTTTCACGTTCGCGGTCTAGGTTAAATTTGGCGATCACTGCGCCGTGTTGTTTTTCACTTTCTTGCAGAGCCTTTTTAGCCACGGCTAACTTGGTTGCGTTTTCAGCACTACGCTTCATGGTTTCTAGTGCTATGTCGTCTTTAAACTGCTTATGCAGTTGCACTTGCTTGGATAAGTCAAGCTCAGCCTTATCAGCACGAGCCACCTGTGCGCTGTATTGTGAGTAGCAATACCAAAGCACCAGTAACGGCAAAATAATTCGCCAATACTTCATTACAAAGCCAGCAACATGCGATGCTAAAAGTTTGATTAATGTCCACGCAATCATAAAAGGTTGGCCTTAATCGGCTTCATGCCGCCTCTAACCCAAGCTGAAACGTCGAAATTTGGGCAGTCTTTTACCCACTCATTACGTGTAATTTGACCGTCACCATTAAGGTCTGGTGAATAATCTCGGTGGCCTTTGATTGAAATTCCCATATCTTTGTAAGCATTTAACGCACCTTCAACAGTTGCGTGCGGCTTGCCTTGGATAATTGATGATAGATTAATCAAGCAGGTACGAAGCGTTTCCCACTGCTCTGGTGTGTATTTATCAGTGCCGATTAAACAAATGCCAATCGAACCTGTATTACGGCCTTGTACGTGTGCGCCCAACTCTTCCAGCCCACGACCAGTTTCAATCTGTCCATCTACCGTAATCACGTAGTGATAGCCGATGCTTCCAAATTCTGGATTAAAGTTTCGCTTTGCTTGGCTATTACGCTTAAATCCAATCTTTGGATTGGCATGCATCACGTCAATATCTTTTGCGCGAATATCCTTGCCATTAGGCGTGGCTGAGCAGTGAATAACAATGTCTTTAACTAAACGCTTCATTGTCAGCCTTTCTTCTTGATTTATGATTTGTTTTATCAATTAGAAAGTGGTGTATAAGCGGATATTCAATGCTTAAATATTTTATTAGCCTAAAGTACGTTTCTGGCCACATAAATAATGCGATGGTGCACCCAAATAAAATGCTAGAACTATCATGTGTTACAAAAATAAGATACGGTCCACTCATCGCAGCACCAACATATTTTGCAATCATGCAGTATCTGTTTTCTCCATTTGTAACTGATGCCAAATAAATCGAATCGGCAAGTATATAAAGTCCAATTAACACGGACAGGATTAGTTGGAATTTCATTTTTTTACCTCAAGTAAATTGTATTTAGATGTAAATATCTGAATTAACCAATCCCTAAATGGCTTATCAATTACTGCAAATCCCAACATAAAAGCAACTGGGCGCTGTGGCACGTTATTAATATCTAGCCATGCATGAAATATCCACACAATCCCATGGACCATGACGCATGCAATAAATGTTGAAAGAATGATTAACCATATTGATTTGCTAACTCTTAATGCACTGTTTCGATAGACAGCCCAATAAGCACCACCAAATGCAGTAATAATCACTCCAATTGGCAAATCGAAAAGAGCGCTTAATGCTGCTGTTAATGTTGCAACTATCCATGGGCTGGTTGCGTGCGTTACTGGATCTGGCATTTTTTTCTACCTTACTGTTTTTATGTGCCAATGTTAGCAACGTCCACCTGTGTCATAACTCAGATGTATGGGCGTAAAAAAACCGCAATTAAGCGGCTTTTTAATGTTTCGGTTTATTTAATTTTTGTTTTCTCAAAATTCAGCGATAACAAATGCTGAGGTGTAATACGATGGTGATACTTACTATCAAACGGCCTTTGACCACCTGCTGCTAGAATGCTGGCCACCAACTCAGCACACGACCATTTATCATCTTCCTGCCAGTTTCGCTTTAGCCCGATACCAATCACACCGAGCCAATCGTATTGCTTACCAAGCTGGCCAATCGCAAACGCCTCTGATACATCCAGCTCTTTCACTGGGATATGCATCATCACGGCCTTAGATGACTTTGCTAACCTATCGTTAACCTTACCAAGTACAACGCCCTCCCCTGCAATTGCACCGATAAGCAAATTTTCATCAAGCACCAAGTCAACATGGCTATACTCTGACCAGGTAATAAACCTGATCAACCATGAGCCAAGATGCCGCCTACGGCTGAATAAGAGCTTCATCTACATACTCCTGTGGGAATCCATCAAGTACGTCATAGGCTTCAAGTTGTCCAATGGTCATGGTTTGGATGGCTGCACGCTTGGCTTCTGCTACACCAAAAATCACTTGTTCACGCATAACCTGTGCCGCAAATAGCTCACCAGCCAGTGCTTGTGTCATAGTCACAAAAGAACCGTCTAGCGTTTTCCATTTCAGATTTGCAGGGATGTTTGCGCCCATGATGACCAATGCAATTTGTTGTTGCTTTGAATCGGTGTCTGAGTGAAACCACTTATCCTGAACCAAGCAGCCGCCATTAGTTTTAACGTAATCACGATGGCTTTTAATCTGTGTCCACAAACGCTCACGGATAGCGGTTAAGTCCATTGGTGTATTGATATATGTCACTGTTGCGCCGTTGTACTCTTCGGTCACATTGTAGAAATTACGGTTAGCAGGTTGATTAGTTGCTACTACCAACTCAAGGCCAAATGATTGCAATATCTCAGGAGATTTATCACCTAATGCGGTAAATGGATAAGAGTTGCCATCAATCGTAAAGTCCATGCCATCGTTAATATATTGATTGCTTGCTTGTCTGTAATACATGGTTAATTCCCTTTTGCGTTCTGATGTTTAAAGGCTGACTTGCTCTCAGGGCTTAATATTGTTGCCGTCCAAGTGTTAGTGCCCGATGAGTTGTAACTAGATGATGAGGTGCGTAGCTTGAAGCCGTTGGCTAGCCTGTCCGCATGAGTTCCCCATGTGACTGCGTTACCATTGATAGTGAGTGTTTCAGGTGTACCGTTGCACCAGATGAATGGACCAATAGCATTTGCATTACCTGTGAAGCTTCCTGATTCAATCACATCGGTGCTGGTTAGGTTTGCTGTGCATAGTGCTTTGAAGCCAGCAGTTGGTGTATGCGCTGAAACTCTTTGTCCAAAGTTAAAATCAGTGACAGATGATGTATTACCGTTTGGTATGTAAGCTGGTAAATATGTATCTGCATTAATCGAAATTGAACCTTGACTTACATTATTTTTAAAAAAGGTAACTGTTAGGTTATCTAAATCAAGCTCAACTCTAACAACGTCATTTGTCGTATATGTAGCACCGTAAGCAGTTAAACTTCCTGAGTTCACTTGCTTACTACCATCATTCACATAAAAAACACCATTCCCTGTTGATTGCAAGCCACCTGATGCAGTTGATGATATTGAAAGAAGTCCAATAAGCGTTAAGTTGTTTAATTGAGTTATGGTTGCTTCCCAAAACCACTTACCAGTACTAACAGCAATAGTTCCCCTTGAACAGCGGTCAGCAGGGGCGTTTGCCTGTATAGATAAATTACCTTTAGATAGTGTACCAACACCCAATGCTAGTGGGTTCCATACGCAATAATTCCCACTAGGCTGAACCGCACTTGCACTACCATTTCCTGCTGGCACATCTAACATCCAGCAATCATTCACACCAGCAGAACGTGTGAAGTTTGTGAGCGTCCAGTGATTGTTGTTACCTGACTTGTCGTAACCTAGCGTTGTGGTGCTTGTGCCGTCTTTGAAGTCTAGGTAGAAGCCGTTTGTGCCGTAGGTACCTGTATATTTCTTGGCTACCCATTGGCCAGTGGTTGCATTTGTTTCACCGAATGATGAAGGTGTTAAAGCTTGACCATCTACAAAGTGCACCTCAGATAAATAACCATCCAATACGTTAGATGAATTTGTAAAGCAGAATAAAGCATGTGGGATAGCTGTGTTTAAATTACTAACTCCTGCGAAATCAGAATCAACTTGGGCACCATTTACTAGGATTTTAGTGGCAGACCCATTCATCACCCACATAAAGTGCATGTGAGCGGATGTATCTCTGTATTTTGTAGTTGACGTGTAAAATATGCCACCGTTATACCTGACCTCTATCTGGTCAGACGTATTGAACCATGCAAAATAACCATTAGCAGAGTTTTCACCAAATATTACTTGACCAGCACCCAATGCAGAACGCTTCATGCGCAACGAGAGCGTCCACACTGCTGCGTTTGTAGGAGTGCCGAAAGTGCGGCGAAGATAAGTGTTCGCCGCCGCATTAAACCTCAAACTACGCTCAATCACATACCCACCAGCAGCACTACCACCACCAGACATAAAAAAGCTAGGTGTGTAAAGACTGTAAAGCTTAGAGATAAAGTTTCTAATCATCACTTAACCCACATTCGCCAAGTGACCGTCATAGATGAGCGTGTTCCCAGCGCCACCGATAAAGCTAATAATGTCGTAAGCACCGTTAGTGGTTGCGCCAGCAGTTAAAGGCGGTGTTGCATTAGGAAATTTAAACGCAGCATTCCAAGCAAATACACGCGCAGAGGTATCACCGGCTTTTAGCATGAACTTATACATGGCCTTTTCTGTGATACCTGTAGGCGCGCCAAATGTAACGGTGATTGCATTGGTTAGCGTCACCTCACGGATTTGGTCTGCGCCATCGAACGTATACGTTGAGGTAGTTGATACTGCGCCAGAGCCGTTGTCAGGCACTTGAGTTGCAGTGAAAGTGTTGGCTACGTTTTTCTTGACGGTGTTGGCATCGTAAGCTTGAACGTCTGTGCCGATCACTAAACCTAATGTGGTTCTTGATGCTGCGGCATCTGCATCATTTAATAGTGTTTGAATAAATGCTGAAACACCAAGCGTTGTTAGGTAAGCCGAAGCATCAGCATCATCTAGTAAAGTGCGAGAAAATGCGGTGAGGTCTGTTAATGCCGCTGCGCCTGCTCCTGTAAAGTATGGCAGTTTATTTGCATCGGTAACAAGAGAAGCTAGTGCGGTTAAATCTGGATCTAACGGCTGATAGCCCGATGCTACTGCCGCCGCGGTCACTCGCGTATCAATATCCGCCTGCAATTCAGCCAATGCCGCATTTAGATTAGTGGAGGTAAGATTGCCAACGGCCTCAGTAGTAATCGTATTGTTTGCTGCAACAATTGTCTTATTAATAAGCGTTTGTGCTGCGCTTAACAATGCAAACACATCGCTTACCACTTGAGGGATTGTATGTTTCTGCCCAGCATTTTGACCAATCTCACCACCGGCAACAACTAAATCACCTGCAATATTGGCATCAGTTCCATTGTCGGAAATAACGTTTGAAGTTTCTAGCGCATTGCCTGCAGCATTTACTTTTACAGATTTGCCACCATTACCTGCTAACGTTGGTAATTTATTAAACCCTGCTTCAATTGCATCAAGTTCGGCACGCATGGAAGCAGATGAGCCACTTGCGCCAGTTTGCGGATAGCCGGTTGAATCATAATATGGGTTCGACATAATTAACTACCTATCTTAATAATCTGCGTTGCGTGTAATGAATAATCGCGCTGTTCACGGTAAATGGTCTAAATAGCGCAGATGAGCTACGCAATATCAGCGATATATTTTCAGCGGTGCCTGTAATATCCTGCTCTGCAGGTAACAAGGTTCTACCATCCCAATAGAACTGATCCCAAACGAACTGATCCCAGAACACACTGCCGAAAGCCGTTTGAATACCACTTAATATTCCCTGATCAATTTCATTGCTCGCATAGCCAATCTCATACGTTGCATCAAGCTCTGCATAACTGCCGCCAGTAATTTCATAAATAGCTTTTCTGAAACGCTTTCTTAACCTTGGGTTTTTCATGAATGAGAAAGCTAGATTCATGTATGCAATAATTGGCTCACCATCAAAGCTTGTGCCACGCTCCATACGATATACAAATCCATCTGTATCACCTGCGTAGATAAACTCTTCACCGTTATTACTTTCATAAGAACTCATGACCGTCATGGTGTGTGCGTATTGAATTGGCATTGCGCCTTTAAATTCACCGTTCTGCATGGTGATATGTAGCGCATAACGATCATTAAATAAAAGGCGGTACTGGTCGCGCAATCGCACAATGCAACTGCCAATGGCGCGTGTTACTCTTGATTCAATAAATGGACGAATAAACTTTGTAAGCTGTGCGCTTGAGAAGTTACCGAATTGATCTGTGGCCGCAATCTGGCGCACGCCGAGTGCATCCATCACATAGCCTTCACCAATGTTTTGCATGGTGTAAGCGAAACCGCCGACCTCAAAACCAAGCGTAACCAGTTGAAAATCTGCTGAGCTATTACCGTAAAGAATCGATGTTTTGTTCGTGGTAAAAATGGCTAATGCAGGACTTTGATTAGAACCTATCATCGGCAAGAAGCCAGATATGGTATCTCCCATCGCCAGCTCACCAGCACCAGAAATGATGGTCCAAAGATATGGTTCACCAGGTGCGCTATTCTGTGCACTACCATTAAATGACAAGAACAAATGATTCACATGCACATCAATGTGCTTTGGCGTGTCGTTCGCCATGCCTGTGCTAATCGGTACAAATACCGTGCCATCAAACTCAAATGCACGATGCGTACCACTAGCACCGTACATTTTTATCGTACCTGCACCACCACCGAAGTTATAGTTGATGCACTCATAGCGGCCATTAGGATTTAAAGTGATTGCAGATTCGGCACCACTTAACGTCACCGCACCTGATCCAGTGCTCGTTGCTGCGCCAGCAATAAAACTACCACCTGTTGGCTCTGTAATGATTAATCGACCTGTATTCACGCCAGATTGCAAACTACCAGTCTGAACAACAACTTTAAGAATCGTTGCAGATACGCCACCTTGCGTAAGTGTGTCGCCATCTTCAATGTCTAAATTGGCATTAGTAAATGCAATCTCATAACCAAGATCAATCAGCGTCCAGCCAGAAGGTGATGAAACGTATATATCGGCCTCGGTACCTGCTGCATTATTTCTAAATGCATAGACGTTTCCGTTATAACGATGCACGCCTAAAATGCCACCACTACCAGGCACGGCGCTAATATCTTGACGATAAACATCAGTCGCAAGCTTTGTGTATTCTGCTTGCTGTAAAGGCGTTTCGGCCAATCCAGATATAGCAATACTGGTTGACGTAGCAACTACTACCGCTGACACTGATATATCCTCACCTAAAACAAACGCGCCGGTTAGCTTAGTAAAGATAATGTTGCCATCCGTCCGTGTTAGCACAACGCCAGTCGCGCCACTTGTAGCACCGACAATCACATCATTGACACTTACCGTACCAACAAAATTACATGCGATTGAGTAGAACAAGGCATCAGATGGTGAGGCATGACCATCGAAGCGCTCATAACCTGCAACACGGCGATAACCACCATCAATATCAATTTCAAAATTAAGAGAATCACGGCACATCCCATCTGGCGTTGATAGTGGCGGTGTAACTAGATTTAATCCACCCTTAAGCGCAAAGTAAGTGGTTAATACGGATGGTAAACTCATGATGCAATAGTTTCAGTGTAAGGGTTAGCTGAGGCCAGTTCATTGCTGACAACTGAGCCACCACTGCCCACTACTTGTGAATTGGCAGCATCTTTCTTGAGCAAAGGTTTTAATTTGTTGGTGAGCTCAGAATACGCATTAACAGTTGAGTTTCCTTTGCTTCCATTGATACTGTTACCAAGTGCATTAATGTCATTAGTGGCAGATTCTGCCACCTCAAGGTTTTTATACAGCGCACCAAACCCACCAAATGTTTCTGCTTGAACAAATCTTGATGGATCTGAAACGCGCATTGCATCAAGGTCTTTTTGTGTGTAATTCTCTGGCACATTGTATTGCCCTAGCCTTTTCACTGATCCTAGCAATCCACCTAAGCCGTTGTTGTATGATTCCATCTTCTTAGCCGCATCAGCCATCGCCTCTTCTTGCGTCTTGAACATACTGCCTTTAGTGGCAAATGAAGATTTTGGCGGCTCAATAGGCGCAACGTTTGCATAATCCCCTGCCCCATTTTTTATAGTATTTTGCGTGTACCCAAAATATTCATTGGTTGGTGGTGCAGGTAAAGCTGCTGGATTGTCTGATATTGAATAGCGCACTGTGGATTTGTTCGCCATCTGGTCTTTTAAAATGGCGTATCTATCGTTGTAGGCGCTTACCTTTTTTTTGTAGTCATCATCATTGTTAATTTGACGTGCAAGCCTGTCAGCTTTTTGTGACATATTGCGTGTTCTAAACGATGCACTATCACCAATCGTTTCTTCTACTTGGCGCTTGTTTGATGTTGAGATTCTTTCAAGCTCTGGCAGTGCTTGTAGCTTTGCAAATTCCGCATAATAAGCTGCCGCTGCCGCTTGTTGCGCTTTACGCTTTTGTGATGATGCGCCCATAATTATTCCTAAATAAGCGGTTCAGCCATTTGCACATCTGGCAATTGGTTAAGTTCTAATTTGCCCATGTAAAATGAAATGTTCTTTTGTGCGCGTGCAATGACTTCGCCTGCTGATTCATACAGCCCGTAAGATTCAAGCGCCTTCCAAACAATCAACTCATGAAACTGTGCTGGCATTTCAGGCTCATCTGCATCAATCAGTAATCTTTGCGGCGTTTTCCAATACTGGCCGCTGACAGTAAACACGCCATCTGGCTTAGGACCAATTAAGAGCTTTTGGTCTGGTGCTACTGCAAAACAAACTGGCGTGCCTGATGGCTGTGGTCCAGTGAGATATACGCTGCGATATTGACGATAAAGCAATTCGCCCAGCTCAAATTCATTAGAGATACCAACGCTAGTACGGAAAGACTTGATTGTGTCTGAATCCCATTGGCTAAATCGCTCAGTAATACCAGCTTCCAATGGGGTGTAGTCATACTTGTTTAGCGTAGTTTCAAACTCAAAGTCCGCACGCATCCAGTTCCAGTTTTGGCGACCAAGTTGGATCATGTTGTATGCACTATTAACCCATGCGACAATGCGACCCATTTCACCATTCTGGCTACTTACTGTTGCAGGGCCAACACCACTGATGCCAGCCTCTCGCCTTACCTCTTTGCATATCTCTAAGAACGTCATGGCTTAACTATGCTCGGCGTGTTGCACGTAGGTTGCGCAACCACTCAAGACCTTCGCGTGTATCTTGAATTACTGTAAATTGATATGGTGAAATGCTGTATGCTTTTTGGAATGATTCAAGCACACCTTCACTATTCACTTGCTCATGGTTTTTATATCGAACTTGGCGCGATGCGGAAGCAACGCCTAAATACTTACGTTTAATTGTCACCTCAACGCCGCGTGGAACCCATGGAATACCATTTGGCCCAGCGCCCACACTATTGATTGATAAGTAAACATACTTTTCTGCGTCTGCCGTGTTGCCTTCTTGAAACATTACGGTTACTGGCTCTTCAAGAAAGGCTAATTTTTTTGCTTTATCATCTAATCCGTGAATAGATTGAATTTCAATATCTTCACCAATTAGCTGTTTCTCACCCTTTTGAGAAAATTTAACGGTCTTTTCTGGGGCTACTTCTAACTCTTCTGATGCAATCGCATTGGATTTAATAACAGGTGCTGATTTAGCATCTGTTGGTTTACGTGCTGGTGTATTTTTGGTCACTCTGGCCATTGATGGGTTACTCCTGTGTGAGTTTGAAAACTAAGTGTTTAAACTAAGCATTAACGCACCCAAGATAACGCAATCCACCTGTGTCGCAATTTGATACAAAAAAGCCCCAATTAAGGGGCTTTTCTTCAAGTGTTAACTTATAGGTTAACTATGCGATTGCTTTGAAGTAGCAAGTCTTGCTTGCCAATACAAGTGCGAGTGTCGCATTTTGTAACACACGGAAACCGTTGTCAGTTAATGTAATGCCACCGTTACCGCCGGTAACTTCAAGTGTACGAGTACCAGCAGCTGCAGTTTTGATACAACTGTTAGCTGCCATTCCTTCATAAAACTCGCCACCAACACGATCAGTTGCGTTGATAAATTCAACGTATTTAGGTTTAAAGCCAACGTCAATTTCGATATAGTCAGTTGCAGTGATTGCAGTTGCATCGAATACTACTTTACCAACAGCTACCTGACCGTTTTGCTGTGATGGATTCAAGGTTACTGTACGCGCTATATTTTCAGCCATGATAATTCCTTCCTAATGAGTTAAGTAAACACCACAGCTTAAGCTGTAAGTGTTAATGCTGCTGGATTTGTAGTCGCAGCATAATTTGTGTCTGTTACGCCTGCATCCGCATCAAGCTTTGCAGTGATTGCAACAATACTTGCACGCAAAGCGGTGTTATCGGCTAAAACAGCTTCTAACAGCTCACGCTGTGCTTTTGCTTCACGCTTGTCTTTAAATGTGGAGGTTTGTTGTTTGATTGAGGCCATACCATTTCCTTTACTAATAAATTTAACAAAGGGGAATTCCACCCCTTTAGTTGATTAAGCTAGGTTAGGTGTACCAACTTCTAAAACAGCCATCCAGCCTTGGTTAAGCACTAATGAATCGTAGTAGAACTTAGAGCCTGCATAACCACGTTGGCCCAATGGGTCGGCTTTATCTGCAACACCAGGTGGAACCCATGTCGGTGTAATTGCATCAACGCCGCGCAACATCACATTGCCCCAAGCCTCTTCTGCCGCTACGATGCAAGGGTAAACGTCAATCAATGTGCCGTTAGTTGAGGCTAAGCCTGTTGCACCAATTGCCGCACCTGCATCGATGTACGGCGCAAGTTCTGGTGATGTAACAAAGCGGAAGTTTTCAGCAGAACCGATTTCACCTTCTGAAATGGTTTTACGACTGCCGTAATCTGCCACTGGCACAAAGCCTGGCAAATCACGAATAGCAGGGTCCATATCAGTATGGCAATAAACCACGTATGAAGCCTCAACTGATGAAGTGCCATAGCCTGGGCTTGCATCTAAAATGCTTGTGATTTGTTTTGCATGGTTAGATTTTAAGCCTTTAGTAACACGGCGAATTAAGTTAAGACTTAATGTTTCATCCACTGTATCTGTGCTTGAACCACCAGCGTAGTATTTGTTGGTACCAGCCTTTAATGCACCGAAGCAAACCATTTCACGAATCAAACCAATCGTTTCACCGATTTGTTTTTTCATGTCGCCAGCAACGTCATCTTCGTACAAGTCAAATGTCTTGTCTGTGATTGAATACAATACGCCGTATTGTTCAACTACTGCAGTTACATCGGTGTAAGCCATCGTGCGTGCAGTTGGTGTTACACCTTCGTTAAGTTTGTAGCCATCAGCGAAAGTGCCTACATTTGAACCATTGATCCAAACGTTATCAACGCCGCCTGGTGGCAATGCACGGCGATAAACAACAGTATCGCTTGAGTTTTTAGGCATCTTTTTTTGTAAGCCTGTTTTGCATAATACTTCCATTGGCATGGCGTGTTTAAGAATATCGCCTTTAAGTTTGCCAATACGTGCTGCTTGTGTGGTCATTGTTTGAATAGCCATGATATTTCCTTTTTATTTTTTAAACGCCGCATTAAAACCGTCTAACTCGCTCATTGCTTGCGGCTTTATTGCTGCTTGTGTACCTTTAGGTGTAATGGCACGTTGTAAACGCTCTTTGCGTTCTTGCGCACCGCTATTTTTTGTGGCGTGCCAACTCTTAAACTCAGAAAGCTTTTCACCGATATACATTGCATCCCAGCTATCATCTAACTTTGTACGCTCATCATCTGGTAGCGTTTGCTTCCAAACTTTGTAATCGTCCGAAGTCAGTAACTGCGGTGCGTCTTTGTGCTGGATCAGCAACAAATTCTTTTGCATATCCTTACTTAACTCTTCACGCACTTGCGCTACACGGCTTTCAAATACATCGTTAGATTGATTCGTATCTGCCGTGCCAAAGCTATTAAAATCTTCTGCCAATATCTCTGCAATTTCTGGGAACTCTTCACTCAATCGTTTGAAGTTTGCGCCACTAAAATTCATCTTGGCTTGTTGCTGATTTTGCCCATTCTTTTGCAATTCAAGTAATACGCGATTTATCTCACCAATTTTGCCGTGCACCTTACGAATTTCAGCAGTTGTCATCTGCTCAACTTCTTCGATCTTTGGCATCTTGGCTAACATTGCTGTTAGTTGCTCTGGTGTTAAACCTACTTGTTGCTCAATTGGCGCATCATCAACTGCCTTAACTTCATCTTGTGTAGCGTCATCAGCATTGCTTACCTCTGCTTCTTCTGTGCTTGTTTCATCAGTAGGGGCTTCATCAGCGCGTACTTCATTATTCAAACTTGCAGAAAATGCAGCAGATTCCTCTGCCTGTGCTACCTCATGCGCGGTTGCTTGCGCTTCAAGGTCGGTTGCTTCATCAATTGCTTGCGTTCCATCTAATTGCATTTAAAACTCCTCATTACTCAAAAGGGGGTGATTCCTCAACGCCTCTTGCCAAACTCGGCGGTGGATTTTCCAGCGCCAAAAAACTTTTAATCTCTAAAATTCTGCCTCGCATTTTTGCTGTTTGAACTGCATCTGCATCACCATCGTTTTGCTTTCTGCATGTTTCTAATCTAGCTTCTAAATGCGTTTTGATTTTCGCCCAAAGTGCAGTCTGCTTTTCAGCAGCGTTTAGCAGTAACTTATTCGACATGTGCTTACTTTATTCTTGTCCACCTGTGTCAAAGGGGCTTTTTCCATCTTTTAATCTTTGAATTGCATGATTCACAGCTTTATCCATAATTGGCTTAGGAATGTCGCTAGGCTTAGGCTCATTCTCTAAAAGATATTTAATTTCTTCTTGGTCTAGCGTTGGCACCAGTAAAGGTATTTCCATTTCGCCTGCACCAAAATCAACCCCAACAGATATTTCTGTAGATACTTTTCCATCAGGCCTTTGAAGCACACCCAAAAATCCAGAACCTTTTTTTGTTCCGTCATTTCTGTTACCAAACTCATTTAATAAGCCAGCCACTACAATCCACTTCCTAACTGCTGTTTAATGATGATTTCCTGATTTTGCAAATCTTTCTTGGTGCGCTCTTTCATGGCAGTATCAGCCAATTGCGCCTTAATCTGTTGAATAGACAAATTGCGCTTGTCGGCAAGCTCCATCAACTTAGTGTCATATGCCATCTTCGCTAGTAATTCACGGCTTGCACGTTCTTCGCGTGCATCCTGCAAATCAATCTCACGCTGCGTCATCTTCTCTTGCGTGTTAGCTTGAGATACTTGCACCATGCCTTCTGTACGGATCTTGGTTGCTTCAATCGTTGCTTGTGCGGTAATTGCGCGAGGGTCTTGTGGTGGATTCGCCGCGGCCTGCTCTGCCATTTTTGCCAGCTCATCTTCGGTATACATAAACAATTTAGGATTCAATCGCTGCGACTTAAAGTATTCTTGCACCCACTTTTTGGGGTCAATACCAAATTGAGGGTTAGCAACCATCTCGCCCATTTGTGCAATGTTCTGGTTTTGAATATCACGCTCAACCAGGGCGCTAGAGCCTTTGGCAATTATTTTGTAATCGCCCTTTTCGCTCTCTGGCACTTCTGGGTCTAAGATCAACCACTCGTAATAGCGTGAAATATGCGGCTCTGTTACTTTGTCATCATAGGTTCGTGCAATGCGGCGCATGACCGTTGATGCATTGTTGTTTAGCATCTGCATACCGCCAACTGTTTCAGGTGCGGCACCTTGTTGGCCTTGCAATAACATTGGCAAGCCTGTGACATCCTCAGCCATCTTGATTGCGAACTCAACGATGTTAAATAACTGGTCTTGCATAGCAGGAATGTTGATTGCTGCGAATGCTTCATTCACTGGACCAACTGCATCTTCAACCATGTACCAAAGCTTACGTGGTGTAATTTGCCAAACACCATCAGCAGGCTCAATAATGCCTCTGCGCATGACAATCTGCGGACCACTCATTAAGCCTGCGTTATCCATCACATTACGCACCGCAGCATTCAACATGCGCTGTGGCGTTCTAATTTGTCTTGATACGCCGATACCAGCCCAGTAGCCATCACGCTCTTGCCAGTTCATCACGTCATAAGGGAATGCACCGCTATCAAGTGGATTAATTGCCGCCTTTACTACACGGTCATTAATCATCACCACGATTGCTGGCACGCTATCATCACCTTCACATGGGCACCCTGCGGCTTCCATATCCTCTGGTGAAATAAAGCCTGTGTAATACCAAATCTCGTATTGGCTCTTATTGTCCAAGTTAAGTGATTGACGTTCTGCGTCTTTCTCTTCTAGGTTCTTTTTCTGCGGACCTTCTTCAATACACATTTCCAACATTTCTTTAATGTATGAAGGGTCTTGTTTCAAATCATCCATGCCACGAATAGTGATACGGTCTTTCTCAAAGACAAACGAACCATTGTGAATATCATTGCCGCATGAAGGGTCTGGGTATAAATCCCAACAATCAATTGAGCGTGATTCTGGGTAGATTTCCATCTTGCGAACAATAGAAGTTAAGCCGCCTTCTTTGCTAATTGATCCAACGGTTCTAGCGACTGGGTACGGACCTTTAATCACTCCGGTACCTAACCTTGCGCAACTTTCAATCACCTTGCGTGTTTCGTGGTTAAAGCGAGATTCTTTTAACCAATCATCAATGCGTGTTTCAGCATCCTTAGCGGCAAGTCGTGCAACCTCAAGTATTTGTTCGGCATGTTCGCCTACGGTCATTTGCTTTGGATTGCCTGCATCATCTGAACTCATAACAGGCTGGCCGTTAGGTGCAACTAATGGCTCTTTGCTTTTGTTATTCTTTAGCAAGCTTGGGATTGGTGTAGGTTCTATTGCCCAGTTCTGATCATCAGTAGGTAATAACATATCAGCCACCTTTGCGGCAGCTGCATCAACGTATGATCGAGTAATGTTTAAGAAAATGCGTGAACGTGTTGCTTTTTTTTTATCCTTGTCGGCTCCGCCTTCTGGTGATAAAGGCTTGCCACGGTTACGATACAGGTCGCGGTTAGCGTCATCTATCCCCTCGTAGTGATCTTCATCCTCGCGCCAATCCTCTTCAATGCCAGATAGTTGACGCGCCTGAATAGCTTCTTCGCGCTTTTTAACTAAGACTGTGCTTAAAGATTGCAGCCTAGAGATACGTTCTTCGTAGGCTTTCTGCTCTTCAAGCTTTTGCGCCTCTTCATCAATCTGCGCCGTTAATTCAACGTTGTTCATGGATGTTATTACTCTTCCATGTCCATCATCATGCCGCTTTTAATTGGCTCTTTTACGCTTGCATTAAATGCCGCTTCTTCAACTTCTGGTGGAGGCTCATCACCTAGTAAAATACGCTCAGCTACATCAACACCTGCTTCAAAAGTTTCTACTGGCTCAAAGTCTTGAGTGTCAATCGTAGCTGGATCAACTTCACCAACTGTCATTTGGCCTTCATCGGATAACATAATAACTACTGCGAATGGCATGATAAACACTCCGTAAACTAATTTAATTTACAGAAAAGATAACAGTGTCCATGTGTGTGACAGGCGTAAAAAAGCCCACGGCTTAGGTGGGCTTGGTGTTAACCTTTATTCAATGTGGACTTTAGGCATTAACCTTTACCATATCCTTGCCATTCCAAACTAAAGTCACACGATTAGTTACCTTGCCGCAGTGAACACAAGTATGCGTTCGATCATACTTAGTGACGATTTGAGCATTAATAGATGGCATCCATTTATCTTCTATGCGTATTGAGTGAAATCCTAAGTTACAAATAAATTTTCTAATCATTGCACAGTCCTTTTATAAATTGTCATATCAATACCCAACTTCGCTATCAAGTACACCAAATCCAGATGAAGGAGCAGTCCGTTTAGGTGTGTTTACTTTGGCGTGGCGTAGCATCATGACCGCATATCTAACCGCACTCAAAATATCATCAAACTCTTTAACTATTTTACCATCCTTGCGATGATATAAGCGGTACTCTTCAAAGTAACCGTCCAAATGTGCGAACACTTTAAACCGCCCTGTTTGCATACGGTCTAATATTTCAAGCACACCTGCCTCAACGCCATTACCGCCGGTGCCTTCTTCTTCACCTTTTTGTGGTGGATGAGTTGCTTTATCCTTAAGCATATTCACGCCTAAGTTACGGTACTGTTGTGCAATGGCTTCGCCAGAACCTTTGTCGTGCTGCAATCCATCATGAGGCCATGCAACAGGAATCCATTTACCCCTTGCGTTGATTGAAACAGAATGCACGGCTGGCGTTTGCTCACTCAATCTGTGAATGTCATATACATAAACAATGTCTGCATCTCTATCCCATGCAATCCAACCTGCTGCAGTCGGGTGATCCCAACCGAAGTCCAAACCTGCAATGCGTGGCCAGTGTGCAGGGATTGAGAAAGGCTGCACTTTAATCAACTCTTCATCTATTGTAAAAATACGTCCTGAACCTAGCACTGGAATCCCCCTTGATCGTGCATCACGTAGATGCGATGGTGTCGAATCTAACAATTCTCTTTTAGTTTTCTCGCTGAGGTGAGGTACATCGTCAATTCCACCCTGCCATAACAAGGTACTTCGATTCAGAAACTTTAGGCATCTGATCCCCCTGATATGGCAAGGCGTGTTTGGCCTGCTCCATTCATGTAGTTGGCTTTCATTATTTAAGCTTCATTCCCTTTGGTATGAACTGCATTACTGTATCTGTCATGCCTTCTAGTGGTGTAAATGTCATGTAAATTAAACCTTCTGTTGTTGCTGTTCTTATCAAGCATTCGCCATATATATCCATTGGCGGCTCTTCGTCCAACCAAATGCCATCTTGTTCAGTGCCTTCAAAAGCACCCCTGCCTTGTTGATATGATTTAAGGCCAAGCAAAGAGAAGCCTCCATTAACATGTTTAATCTCTACCTTATCAATCAAATCACTAACGCCTTGCTTCCAGCTAATATCACCGATGCATTCACCTGGTATTAATCCAGTGCCGCTTAATCGCTTAGTTGACCCACTGCCTTGCACCTTGCCAAATAACTTAGCTTGCACAATGTCGCGTGTAGTTTCATTCGTCTTACCAGCCGCCCAAAAGCTAACTGGCGCATCCCACATCGCACCATTCCACCATGGAGGATATAACCCTGTTAAATGCAATGCCGTTTCATAACCTCCTGCGCCTTCTGTCTTACCGATACGATTTGCCGCCATAAAACAACGCTCTCTGTATATGTCGCCAGCCTCGAAAAACTCCATGTGCTTAGGATATAACTCACGGCGCAATGGGCCTTCTTCTGGGTAATATGTATAAAGTTTTCTTCTACTTAGCCTTCGTAGCTGCTCTTGCTGAATTTTTAGCGCTTCCAATTGCAGCTTGCGCAGCTCTGAGGGCTTCTTGGTTAGCGTTGTATCGCTGTTCAAGTTCATCGTCATTTAACCTTTCAAAATCACCAGGGGAGCCAGTTTCTTTGCGCTCAATGAACATTCCTAGATGCTTAGCAACATTCTCTAGCGCAGAACTCTGGTCAATCATCTTTATTTCAAGACCTTCTTTAGTGACCTTAACCCCTGCATAAAGCATTGCTGTTTGTTCATCAATGGTGCGTGTGTCATGTGGCGTGACTTCACCAGTGCCGCGACCAAAACATTTAGGACACTGTGCATGTGGAGTATGTGTTGGGTTAAATCCATAGCCACCGCCATTGTCTGGTATAACATGCACCTCATCTGGATTTGCTTCGGCATAGTTCACAGCTTCTGCATAGGCTGATGTAAATTCATCTTCATCAATCCATTGATACAAATGTGATTTACCATAGCAATAACGGCAAGCGCAGCGCCTATACTCAATTAGCTTGCGCGGATCTGCTGTTGCAATCTTCCACCAGCGATCAAGCACCATGTCTTGAGTGATTTCAGTACGTTTTGAGCGCTCATCTATTCGCATGGCGATATATTCAGAAACCTTAACATTGCTTAACAATCTTGAAGCCTGAACTTCTGCCGTCTTTTCTGAATACCCACAACGAATAGCAGCCTGCTTACCATTAAGATCAACAAGGTACTCATCACCAAATCTAATTTGTTTTTCATTTAAACTCAAAGCATCACTCCTGCATTGCTTGCCTGCAGCGCTGCACTGTTTCAATAGTTGTGTTTAATACATATTCAGCAGACAATTCTATTTTTTTAGGCGTAAGCTCTGCCATTACATACCATCCCGATAATTCTTAGCAGGAATCCTGCCTGCTTGTTCTTTTTTAATCTGGCAACCGCCCAAAAAAGAATTTTCATAAGCAAAGTTACCGCCTTTCCACTCTTCGCTACATTTTTTATTACCTTCCAAATACGTAGCAATACAGCCAAATAAAATAAGCACCGCAATAATTAATATTGAGCGAATCATTTCTATAATTATGTTCATATCAACTTTTCTTTCTCATCGTTTAAAACAGATTTTTATAAGTCATTTGGCTTTAATCATCCTCACAAACATGAACACGCGCTTTTACTGTTGATGGTATCGGCACTACTTGGCTAAATATCCCAATGTTATAAATCACTGGCACTTGTTTCTTTCGGTACAAATGCGTCACTCTGTTTCTTTTCTTGTAATCTACCCACTCAACTTTCTTGCACTCTATTGAATCCAATCGCTCTACCGCTATTTGTAGGAGCTTTACCGCCTGGTGAAAGTTAATGCCAACGTTCTTACTAATCTCTGCCGCTGATTGCCACTCATTACTTAACGAGCCGTCTAGTAAAACAATGTTTTCTAGCTTTCTCTGTCTGCGTGATTTTTTAGAGAAGAACGATTTATAGCGAACTACAATCGTTCCCAAGTCATCCCATAAAGGGTATTTAAAGTTGTCGTAAATTACGCGCATTGCTACCCTGCTTTAACTTCTTCCAGTTTCTGCATCTTGACTATATCTGCCACCATCTGATGCGCAGGTGATTTGTCGTCAATGACAGGGTGAAATTTAACTTCTATCTCTACCTCGCCGTTTGGTAGGTCTTTAATCTTTACTAATGCTTCTGCCATTTCATTCCCCTTCGTTAAAAAATTTATTACAACAATCCCATGGTTGAAGCAATATGCACCTTGCCGGTCCTAGTTGGCACTCTTGGTACATGTTGCATTTTTACTGTCATCACGCCGTTCACATACTTTGGCTTATCTTCTGGCTCATCTTTTTTCATGCGCAAATCTTTAACATCTGGCTCTCTTAAACTGCCTTGGTCATACAAAGGCTCAACTGTTCTATACAGCATCAATCGCTGGCTTTCTTGTCCTGATATTTCTTCAAGGTACCCTGCATCACGTAAGAATCTAAAGTGAGCATAAAATGCGTTATCTGATTGCAGACCTATTAACAGTCTTACTTCTGAGCCTTTCTTTGCACTGGCGCAAACATCTAAAATCTTCTGCCTAATCTCTGCTGTACTTAAGTTGGTTACTTGGCCTGCTTTAATGTACTTACTTTTTCTCAGTTCGTTTTTTACGCCTGATAAGCGCTTAACAAAGTTAACCTCACGATCAGTGAGTTCTGTTTTGAGTGATTGATATAAATTGCACCATCTTCCGTTTTTGCTTGTGCCACGCGAAATAGTCATTAATCCTTGCGATACGAATAGATTGCACATCTGATTTAGTTTGATGTAATCAGATTGGTGTTCTGATTTATCTTTTGCACCTGATGGCTCTTCAAACATTCTTAGCACTTTTTCATATTTTTGCTTTTCGTTCATGCTGCTAACCTTTCTTGTTCTTTTTTTGCTTCTTTAATCATTGATTTAAACTTTGCGATCAATTCTTTACACTCATCTACGGTGTAGCGGTGGATTTCGTTGTAGTTCTCTATAAATTCAAATCGCTCCATGCCTATTTTCTTTATCAGTCGTGGGCGGTAATAGAATGTATTGCTGCTTAAATGCACATTGCAGTTGTTGCTACATTGCTTGTGTATGTTGTCTAGGTGAAATCTCAACTGTGGTGCGGCCTTCACAGTGCGGTAATGCCCTGCATCGTATTTAATGTTTGGGTTAGTCGTTCCGCAACTGATACAAGGCTCGTAAAAATCTCTTAACTTCACATACTGGTTACAGTAGCGCTCTACAATCTTTAACCACTTTGATAGCGGCCTAATCTCTACAAGCTTCTGCTTAGTTTCTTTCCGTACTCGCTTGGCCTCACTCGCCTCACGTTTAATGCGTAGGCTTTTGGCGTGATCCGCAGCGCATTGCCAATCACATACCGATTGCATCTGCTTCTCTGGCTGAAAGTATTTTTTGCAGGCTTTGCAGCGTTTCTTCTTAGGTGGTTTGATTGGTTTAATCATGCAAACCTCAACATCTTCTCTACTACGTTATTCACCTCTTCGCGCCCTGCGTATGTGCTTAAAACATCAGCAAGCAATACATCAAGGCAACGGTTATAAACTTCTTCAAAGTCTGGTTGCTCCATCCTTGCAAAGCTGATTGACTTAGGTTCTAACCTTAAACGACCATCTAGCCCGAATGTCTGCTCATAAAACCCTGCGGCAATCAGTACATCAGCGCGGAATATTTCAAAGTTCTTTTGCACTTCGCGGCCTTTGTAGCTTTTATGCTTGCGCTGTGGCTCCCATGCATCAAAGCCTAGGTTCAACATTGCGAAAAACTTGCGATGATGGCGGCTATTGCGTGGTAACTTTGCCTCGATAGAACACAACTCACCCTCTTCAAGTCTGCTTAAGCGTGTCTTGAAGTTTTTGTAAGCAACCTGATCGGCTTCACTCATTCCGCGAAGTGAGCCGTCTGGTTGTTTTACTAGGGTGATGGTTGCCATTAGTCAGTACACCCACAATCCGCAAGCTCAACATCCTCGTAACCGTAAAAGTCACCTTGGCTTACTGCCATTTGTTTAATTTCAAAGTAGCTAGGCCTATCTTTTCTAAACTTACCTGTCTTTGCGATAAGTTCTTTTTCAGAAAATGGCCTTGATTCTTGCTCGATCCACCAGTCTGCTAGGCTTGGCGCTTCACTTACCAATGAGAGCGTTTGTCCTGCGCCTTTTAAAAAGCACAAATCACAATTGCCGTGCATAGTTTTGCCGTTCATGTTTGGCAAGTTGAGATCAAACGGCTGACCTTTCCAAAACTTTCCAACATCTGCGGCCGTTATTCCGATGCTTGCCAATGGTGCGTATCGTTCAAATGGTTCTGATGATGGGATTGATAACTTAGCCACACGGCTTGGCTCGTCCGATCTAAAACCAATGGCAACATCCCAGTTCTTCCAGCCAAGAACTTGTTGTGCATATAGCTTCATTACGCGAATTTTTAATTCAATCGTGCAAAATCGCATTGTTGGATTAGGCAGATAGTTCTTATGCGTAATGAGGTCGGCAAACGGCTCGCCATTTCTGCTTGCTGTTTCGTAAGTCACTTCACGCCAGCGCTTTTGTGGCTCTTCGTGTGATTGATACTCAAGCCATACAATCGGCACATTCCAGCGTTTTGAACACTCATTAACAAAGTCCAATGTTTGCGGCATTTCTTTACCTGTGTTTGCAAATACAACCTTTACAAAATCAGGTAATACTCGATCATGAGCATCAAGCAACATATCAAGCATCATTCCGCTAGTGCGGCCACCGCTAAAACTAAGCATAGTTGGTGATGTTATTACTAAGCCCATACCTACCACTCAACCTTTGCAGGCTCTTCATCAGTACCCTTGCTCTCGTAATTAGGGCAATCGGCAGCAACCCAAAAATCACGGTAGCCAACGCCATAGCCATTCGGTAAGAACCGTTTGCACTTCTCTCGATGCTGGCAAATGTGCGTTTGCACTGGTGATTCACCGCGGCAAAACTCGTATGAACTTGTTGGTGTTGGCTTACTCATGATTAACCTAAATCCGATACAGAATCAGCAGCCGTTTTAACTACGCCAATGGTTTCAGGAATTGGAAAGCCAGTTTGCTTGCGAGCGCCTTCGTGTAGCGATTGCTTAAGCAAATAGCCTTCAAGCGCCCAAATCTTTTCGCGTGCATTTTGGTAAGCGATTTTTTTACCAATTTCTGCATCAAAGTTTGCAGCACTTACGCATGCGCTCTCACCGGTTACTTGTGTTCCGTTTTTAAGTTCCAATGCGCACACTGTTAGCGTTGTGCCTTCTGGTTGCCAATAACGATCTTTTACAATCACGCTATCAATAAGATCAGGTGTTAAACGAGGTGCATTTAAACCTTTAGTTTGAATTTCTTGCTCAATTTGTTGTTCGCTCATAATCATCATCCTTGTTTAAAAAGTTGTTTAATCTCAGCTCTTGATTGAGCTGCAGTCTTTACTGCCTTCACTTCACTCTCACC